TGCATGGATCAAGCGGTGAGGTCTTTAATAGCGTGAGAGAATCCAGCGGCTACGCTTTGCCAGCGGTATTCCGGACGGCGGGTTACGGTGTAACATGCTTCGGCTACTTCGTCGTAAATATTTTTGTCGTAATAGAGCTCGTCTAATTTCTTAACAGCATCGTTTACGTCAATTAGGCCGCGCTCCACGCCGAGATCTTTATCGACGTACCACGTAGCGATGTCCACAAGCTGAGCAGCGCCTTCCCAAATATCACTACACGCCGTGTGGTTGGGTACGACCTGAGGTTTTTTGCAGCTTGCGTGTTCGAAGGGAACAAGACCCCAGCCTTCACCATCTGCTGTATTTATACCTACGTCACAACAGTTGTAAATCTGGTTAAGCATGGCATCTGACGGCGCGTCTAAGTAATTTATTTGGTTCGAAGTCAGGATCAGACGGTTGGTTCCGTCAAGTCCCAGCTTTTGCATTTCGTATTTAAAGAGCGGAATAACGTCCCATCCCATATCCTTGGCCCCCATGTGGAGGTACAGCATGGTGTCGGGTTTATTGACCGCAAATTTTGCGAACGCTTTAATCGTTAGATCAATGCGCTTACGAGGCTGATTTCTATTGGCGTTAAGAACGATAAATTTATCTTCGGGCAACCCAAAAGCTTTACGTGCTTCTGATCGAGAGCCGGGCATAAATTTGTCGATGTCCACCCCGTGGGGAAGAACACCTAAACGAGAAGGTTTAATATCGTGTTTTAAAATTCGCTGAGCGCACTCAATGGTAAACGTGATGGCCATGTCCCACTCAGGGATATTGCGCAGCATGTCCGGCATGTAGGACTCGCTGTCGATAGGGAAATAGCAGATAAATTTAAATTTCAAGGAATCTTTAAGGAATTGGCAGCGCTCCCATACCTGATTGCAAACCCAAATATCTTGTAGGCAGATAAAAATATCTGGTTTTACTTTTTCTAAAATTTCCGGAATCCGTGGAATACCAAACCGGTCTCCGCAGTTGACGTTCGACGCGGGGTAAACGGTATAGGGGTAGTTATGAGGATCGCCAGAATAATTGATTGCGAGCACATAGATCTCGTGCTCTTTTTGCAGCTGCTCTAATACACTGTGTGTTACTCGGGCAAACCCTGTATTACAGCAAGCATCACCGTACCAAAGAATTTTGGCCATTCCTGAAAGGTGTTCAGATACGAGTAATATAGCGATAGTGTCAACTTAGTGATATGCCTAGCCGGGAAACATCCGCGTATCGTCGTGCAGCACAAATGCGTGCACTACGTGCTAGTGAGGACACTGGATCTGGCGTCGACACGATATACAAAAAAGCAGCAGATGACTTTCATACGTTCTGTACGCTTCTCGATAAACCTCCGGCAAAACACATGCTGGAATGGCATCGGCACCTGATCACTGGTGAGTCCAATAAGTATCTACTTGATATTGCTGGACCAAATTTAGACATTTTGGCTCCACGGGGTAGCGCCAAGAGCACCTGCCTCAACATGTTTACCGCGTGGATTATTGGAAAACACACGACGGCGAAGATGCCGTTACAGATTATTTATGTTTCGTACAACATCGCCACGGCCATTCCTAAGAGCCGAATCATCCGTCAGCTCATTGATTCTCCAGAATTTAGAAAAGTTTTTCCCCGGGTGCAGTTGAAGTCCGGGATGCAATCGGACATCGGCTGGTCGATTGATTTTGATTACGCCGGTATTCCCAGGCTTGGCGACGAAGAGTTTACGCTGCGTGCTGCGGGCCTGCGTGGTTCTATTACGTCTAAGCGCGCACACTTAGTTGTCGTTGATGACCCTATTAAATCCAGCGCAGATATTAAAAACCCAGCGATTCGAGACGAGATGAATACCAACTGGTCTTCTGTTATTGCGCCGATTGTGTTTGAAGGTGGCCGATCAATCTGCCTAGGAACTCGATTCCACCCGTTAGACATCCACAAGACAATGTTTGTGCCTGAGAAAGGGTGGAAACAGGTGACCCAAGAGGCTATTACATACGACAACAATGGAGGACCCGTGAGCTATTGGCCGGAGCAGTGGTCGTCGCAGTATTTATTAACCCAGAAAGAACTGGACCCCGTGGCGTTTGCGTTCCAGTATCAGCAACAACCTGTGATGACTTCCGATCTGGTTGTTTCACCAGATCTATTAGTTAAAGGGGAAGTTGTTACCGAGTTTGATTCACTTGCAGTCGGTATTGACCTTTCGGCTAGCAAAAACGAAACGAGCGATTACACAGCTTTTGTTCTTGGTGGTCGTTTAGGCGATAAATACTACATCATTGACGCTCACCAATGCCGCTCAATCGGAAACCTGGAGAAAATTGATTTACTCTGCGACATGCTCTTGGAGTGGGGTATCCTCACTCAGCACGACAATCAGTTTATGCCGACTTATTCCACGGTGACGCTGGTTGTGGAATCCGTGGCGTATCAAGCATCTCTCGCGGCAGATCTTCGACGAGTGCTGATAAATGAGCGCGGCTTAGGTAACTTAAATATTCATGAAGTTAAAGGTTTTAGAGGGGACAAGATCGCTCGTTTTCGCGGAACTTTAGGTTTGCTAGAAAACAAGAAAATTGTGTTCAATAAATACCGAAAATTCGACGCTTTGTTCGATCAGTTGATCAACGTCGGCGCAACAGCTCATGACGACCTGCTAGACGCCTACACGTGGTTGATCCAGTATTTACAGCGTCGAGGCAACTTCAGCATTGAATACTGACATGACTAAGAAAATCTGGGTTGCGATTACGGCTCACAATCCGTTGGAGCGGATTAACCCGCTTTTAAATGTTTTAACAGAGTACGATAAATTTAAACAGGACGTTCATATACATATTTATATAAATTATGAAGCTCAGGATAATATTGAGACATTAGATACGCTGTTTGAGCAATTTAAAAATATTACTGTCGAGGTTAAAGTTGCCGGTCCAGAGTATGAGGGTTGGTATCTGACCTGGGCACACAAAACTGATTTAGCTTTAGCGATTTTGAACCGCGCGGCGGACTATTACATTTATCAAGAAAATGACGTTTTAATTCGGAAAGATAATTTTGACTATTACAGAAAATGGAAACCAGTATTAAACCGATATGGGTTAGAGCCTGGGTTTGCCCTTTATGAAAATTTTGAAGGGAAACGAATCCCGATTGGTAACTATGAAAAATGGCTTTTAACCAAAGAAACTCCTAATGTCTGGCACAATATTGGATTCACGGTTCCAAAAATTCTTGTTGTTGATCATGAGATTGATTTCTTTATTCAATTAGGCAGTCCTTATTACTGCGGGATGATCTTAGATCAGCAAGACGGAGAACTATATATTCGCTCCGATAGCTTTGATCCTCAAAAAAGTTACGCCAAAACGGGCATTAGAAATTGGCCAATTGCGGACCGTAGTTCGATGGGATTAGCGTTTGAATATTTACCGATAAACTTTGAGCACAGACGTTGTGTGCCTGTTGTAAAACGTAAAGACAGTTATTGCATTCTAGAGTGTGGGTTGATTTGTCATGAAGATGACAAATACTCAAGACAGTTTAAAGAACGCGAAAAAGATTTACTATGTATAGAGGAGATGCTTATTTTGTAGCCTAGATTGGTCCCACGCGGTGCGGAGTATGTCCACATCTGCTACTACTTTGAAGGTAAAAATGAGCGACAAACCCTACACCGACGCGACGCCTACAGACTTCGACGATTTTTGGAGCAGCGCGGAGCCACAATTTGGTGGTTTAACGTTGCGGAGTGAGGATCCTGCAGTCCGCCCTTCTTATTACAAAAAAGGAGGTCTGGAATGTTATGATGCACAGAACGCATCTATGGGTTTGGTTAAATACCAAGGTTACCTAGAGGGCTGTGCGCAAAAATATCTATGGCGGTGGGAAGAAAAAAACGGAAAACAAGATTTGGAAAAAGCTGTCGAATATTTGGTTAAACTGATAGAGACACTGGATTAAATATGGACGTTAGAGCGTTTGGGGGTGTTTACGGGCAGACAGCTTCGCTGCCTTATACCAGTGGTTTCCTTGTAAAC